CATATGAACCACCTAATTTTCTCAAAAAATTGTAAGTCACTTTGAATTTACCTCTATCGTACCCTAATTTTCTGAGTATAGTACCTGTGTTGAGTTTCACACCACCCTTTTCGGTTGTTAAGTAATAGTCTTCAGGATCGACAATCGCTGTTTCAAGGAGATTATCATTTACATCATATATGTACAGCTCAACATAATCTGTGCTATCACTACCAAAAAAACCACCTAAATATAGGCTGTCCTTTGATGTGTAGTCCAAATCCTTATTTGTTAACAACAATTCTCTATCTATATTATTAAGCATTAATCTACCGGCTCCCCTTCTGGTATTTCATCTATTTCTTGTTGAGTTAAAGTTTTGACATCTCTATAATTTATACCATATGCATAAAAACTTTGTAAATCAGGAAATGGTCTTTTTTGATTATTTTCAACCAACCATTTACTTATGTCCGCGGTGTTATTACTCGTTATAGTATCTCCGTTTGATACTCCGTTGGGTAAACTTGTGGCCACTTCGGATAGTAATAATTCAGAAATTATCCTATCGATTAAAGCGTCACTATCTACATCCTTATTACCCTCTTTTAGTACATCTGATTGTAATGAGCAAGATTCTTTTCGTATCAACTCAGAAAAATCTGTATAACCTGTCGGTTCTATATCTGTTGTATTGAGCTGACTATTTAGAGTTGAATAGACTGCGTCTTCGAAAACTGCCTTTTCAATACCAAGACCGGTTGTTATATCTTCGAATGATAAAAGCACGTCACTTGTATCTCTAAATTTTGTCAAAGCCGCACCAACCAATTCCTTCAAATAATTTACTCTTAAATCATCTATAAATTGTGTGTAGAATTCAACATCTGCTAATTGTTCTTTGGTGTAAGGCATTATTGTGTTACCTTGAATGTAAATCCTTCGTCGTAAAATTGTACGGTCTTATCAACACCACTACCGCTCATAATTTTATATTCCAATTTATAAAATCTTTCCGGCTGATATCCATTCATATCTAATATGAAATAATTACTTGTGCTATCACAACTGATGTAAGAACCGCTTCCAAAAGGAACTATTACCTCTTCGGTCTCGGCGTCCAATATAGAATAAAATGATGATGCACTCGGTAAATAATTTACTGTCAAATTCGCTGGTGTAGTTGAAAAACTAGCCTCAGGAAATCTTTCCCTTCCAACCAATCTGAACTTGACCCTTGCATTCTCCTTATACTCAGGTCTTAAACCTCTCATGTAGATTACCAAGTCTTCTAGAGCTGTTTGTGATAATGGAGAAAGTGAACCAGTGTCCCATCTTGAATCATTCCAAACCGTTTCCAATGTGGGTGGGTATTTAGTATGTGTATCCGAGGAAAAGAAACTCAAATTACCAAATCTTGTAGCACTAGCCTCATCACTTGTTGAACCTAGGTTACCAACATCTCCTTCTCTTTTTACGATAAAACCATCATTATCAATACTACCAGACAACCATTTTTTTACTATATCCGTGACATCCATTCTTATGTCAATTGTTTCATGACCTAAAGAGGCTGAAGCCTCAAAACCACTACCACTATACCATGTCCCGCCTGAAGCACTTACGGATGAGTGCCAGTTAGTACCTTGAGTTGCACCGTCTCTGAAATTCCAACTACAACCCTCAGTCGTTATAGGATTATCATATGTCCTACCTTGTCCCATAGTCCATGATTGACTAACAGGATAGGCTTGTATGCTTTGAGATGTATTCAAATTAGTTGATTTAGCATCAAATAGATTTAAGAAAAACCTTGGATTAGAAATAGTTCCATCCACAATAGATTCCGATAAATGTTTTATATCAAATTTAATTAGAATACGAGTCACGTTAACGGAATCACCACTATCACTTACATCTTTTCTAATTTCTAAAATTTCATCAAGACCGGTATTCAAACTACCAGTGGCTTGAACTAATGTTGCGTCTTTTTCTGCGAATGTAAAAAAATGCATTTAATTACTCCCTAGCGCCTAAATTATCACCCAAAACTTTACCCTTGATATCAGAATTTGGAAATTTTACTTCGAATATACTTGGGTCTAAAGCCGGATAAAGAATACCACCACGAAGTGAACTTGTTATGTCAAAAAAGTTTCCAGAATACCCTTCGGACGCTTGATATTTATTTTTGATTATTATTGGTTGGTTGTTAGGATTATCTTGATTAGGATTGACTACCGTCGCGACTCCGTCCACTAATGAAAGTTCATAGACCAAATCTGCTAAAACAATAGGTTGTCCTATCTGCCATCTATCGATATCGAAAAAGTTTTGGACAACAGATACACATCTGAGTAATACTTCGTTTTTATTGAATCCTAATTTTGTAAGAATTGCAAATTCAACAGAAATGTTGATAATGTAGGCATCCTTTATGTTGACGGCGTCTGTTATCAATCTATATTGTGAGAGATAAGTTTTAAGATTTTGCTTTGTTGTATTATTTAGATTAGATAATTTTTTATTACTATCAAAACCTAAAGTATACATATTAAGTGCTAACGGATTTGGAATATTATTGACTTGTAAATTCTTGAGACTTTTACCCACATCCGCGTCGGTTATTGTTCTTTCTAGTTGTTCCTCAAGTCCAACCTTACTGAGTTGTTCGTCCTGTGACATATGAACTTTTGCGATAGTACCGAACTTTGGTGGTAAAGAATAAGCACGTACGATGTAATCTTCTTTTGTCACCGCCCTCTGTTGTGCCTGATAATATGCCAGAGCATTATCCCTTGTTTCCCTAACAGATTCACCTGTTGAACCTCCAGCAGCAGGTCTATCATTCGTAAATGATACTGAATTTTTTGACTCTTCTAAAAGATTACTAGCTAAATTAATATCATCTACTGTGAAACCTATTGAGTTCCTTTGTGTTATGTCACCTTGGGAAACATTGTCATCTACACCACCACCAAACGTGTATTCAATCGTAAGTGTTGTATTCGCGGGTGCCAAACCAAAAGTTTTTGTTTTTAAAAAATTGGATGGGTCAAAAGCTGTGTTTAGAAATGTCGGACTACCAGGTAAATTCGAGCCTACGTTTGTTGGATTCGGTATTATCTCTTCATCTGGATTATCCGATATTCCAGCTCCGAACCTTATAATGGTTTCGTCATCTTGATTGATAAATGTTGTGAATCTCCTAGCGACCTTTCTTAATTTAAGTAGATATGCTGCATTGCCTCTATCAGCGACTGACTCTGGTGAATTAGAAATATTATTTTCCATCTCTTCATATATCGTATCACGTGCCAAACTGTCGACCTCGTACCATCTATTTCCATCACTATCGGTACAGGATAATATCTCAATTACGTCAGGTCTGCCTAAACGAATCTCAGAATATTTCTCTGCGGCTCCAAAGTCAAATGTCTCACTTGTGATATCACCACTTCGAGCTTTAACCTTTTTAGATAATAAAAATTTTGTTGGTTGACCTGAGTCTGTTTCAAAAATAGTGATATTACGTGGGTCGTATGAACTTGAAAATTTAAAGTTTACATCTTCTATAGTCCTAAAAGTAGTTCCATTCGAGGAAGCATTGATTTGGGTTCCTTCATTGACAGTTAATGCGTATCTTAAATCTGGTTTGTTGTTCAGTGCTGGTACGGTTTGAAAGACATCTAAAATTACCTCAGCCGGAGAAGTTGTCTTTGGTTTATATCCAAATGATTGTGCGATAGAATAGACATTTCTCTTTTCCTCTGCATACGCCAACAATGATTCTCTAAATTGTGAATCAACATAATATGATAGAACATCACCTACGTAAGCCGCCATCTCAATAAACATCATACCAGGTGACGCTTCATTGAAATCATTATATGTATTTGGAAAATACTGTTTCGCAAATTCAATCAAATTATTTTTGAAATCATTGAAATCTTTATTAAGATAATTAACATCCTTTACTGTGTCTTTTTGTATACTCGTACGTGCCATGTATATTCCTAGGTATTATTAAGTTCTAAGTTCAAGGACTGGTCAGATGTTGGATCCAAAGTCGTTACAAATTTCACGATGACCAATACACTATTCTTATCCGGATTATCGGTGACCGAAATATCAATGATTTCAATGTATGGTAACCAAATACCTGTCGCTCGTCTTATTTCAAAATCAATCTTGGCTATCAAATCGTCATCTATTGGTTCGAAACATAATTCTTTCAGTCTACTACCAAACTCTGGATTTGATGGTCTTTCACGAAGACTAGTAAGTAACAAATTTTTCATGTTATGAACTGATTGTTCTAATGAAGTTTTTGTCATCTGAAAATTATTATTTACATCCGCTCGGAGTGGAAACGAAAGACCCACATAAGTTCTTGGGTCTAAATCTATTTCCCTAGCACTTCTTGGCATTAACCCAATCCTCCTTGTTTTTTCTTATCTAATGCTTTCATTAAAGCACTATAATCTTTTGTTAAAGCGTTGGTAACATGTTCTGGTACTTGGTCTACTGATTTACCAGCTTTTTTTATTGTATCTACAGCAACCATGTCACGTTTGACTTCTTCAGTCTGACCATAACCTAATAATTCCGTCATTCTAGAAGTATCAAAAGCACCACCACCCATTGTTGGATAATCATCGGTTTTTTTACTGAGACCGACAGTTTCATTCAAAACATCATTCAAAGATTTATTATTCGTATATTTGACGTTTGTTTTTTGTTTTGGAACTTGTTCGATAATATCTTTCAATTGTTTAGGTGAACTTTTTTGTTCTTCAATAAATATCTTACTGACCTCTTTTTTTATTTCTCTACGAACAACTTCTTGTATTATTTTAACTAAAGCCTTTTTAGTCATAATTACTCCTTTTATCTTTTAAAACTTTCTTTGTCTGGAAAAGTGGTTGGAACATTAGGTACATTCGGTATCTTTGGTGATAGATTAACTTTTGGTGCTTTGGGTATTTCAACATCAGGCATTTGTACCATCACTTGTTTGTTCAAATATTTTTCCTTTTCAACAGTATCTATGATTTCAGGTAAATCTGTTCCCACGGCTTTTTTGATATCTTTCGCTGCCTGAACTAATGTTGCTGGATTCGATGCTTTCCCAATCGCAGAAAAAGTTTTACTTACAAATGACATAATGTTTTTCATCAACTCAGTTAATTTCATGGCATCGATTGTCGGTACAAATACAGCTCTTGGGTCACCCATCTTTATAGTTTGTCCTTTTCTAGAATGTATAAAAACTTCGTCCGCCTCCAAAATAAGTCTACTCCTACTATTAATAAGTATATCGTCCGACCTCATTAGTATACTATTTTTTTTAATTTCTTGTCCAACAAATCCTTGTCCCCTCAGGCCATCAGATGTTAAATATATAGAAGAATTATCCTCATCAATATTTTCTTTTCTAAAAAAACCATCGGTCTCATCAATATGTGTTGATAATTTAAGACTAGGTTTATTTCCACTACCATCAAGATGTATCGTTTGTCCGAGTCGTCCTTCAATCAATAAACATCCCTCACCAGCTTCTATTGGTTTAACTTTTTTTTGTTCAAAGGTATTACCAAACTTCATATCGGTTTTATAACTACGAGAAGCACCTGGTATCGAATTTTGATTTACACGACCTTTTCTATTTACAATGTCCAAGTAGAAAAAACCCGATTCATATTCGGCAACCCGCACATGTTCACCCCTTACAGGTACTTTTGTAAAATATGGATCGATTGGTCTAATTGGACCCGGACTACTTCCATCACTAAGAAAATTACCCTCTATAATAACTCTCTCTCCGGCATCATTCAAAAAAACATCCGTAACTTCTAAGGTTTCTATTTCGAAAAATTCTGTTTGGTTTCTTTTTATTTCTTGTTTAATGAACGCAGAAGTTTCCGATGGGGTTGACACCCTACTCAACGGAATCGATGTTGTGGTGTCATTTGGATGTATTTTAACGTGTTTACTCATAGGTTATCCGATTTGAGTCCTCAATTTTGTTATGTATTTTATCAGATTCAGTTTGTATATCTTTGATAGTATCCTCAATACCAGACAACAATTGAGTTTTTTCTTCCTCGGATAAACCAAACTCATCCTCGGCACCAGCTTTGGATTCGGCTGAAATAAGACGCTGTACGATTCCAGCCATTTTTACCAGCTGGTCATCATTTCTAACATTTATTTCGAGGTATTCTTTTATCATCGGTACTATCTGTACGGCAGTATCACCATCCTTGATAAACTGAACTAATTCTTTCGTAAGAATGTCTAGTTGTTTTCTATTATATTCTGTGTTTTTATATATATCTTCGAAAAGCGATGATAAAGATTTACCTTCAAATATTTCGTAATCTATACTCATGATTTACCTGTATATTTTTATCTAACAATAAATAGTCTATAACTAAAAAATAACAGTATATAAATATATATAGTAATTTATTATCAAAATATTATATAGTTATATACGGAGGGTTTTTAAACCCTTTTTTTTCTAACTAACGGGAGATAACCATGCAGGAAATAATAACAATGGTAAAGGGATATATAGATGACATTGTTCATTTATTAGTTTCCTTTGTAGCCGTAGGTGCTGTTTCTGAAGTAATATTTGGAACAGGTATCTTTGGTGTCAATGTTATTGGTAACCTCACATCCATCATTAATAAGTTCGGCGAGTCGGGTTTCGCTGGGCTTGTCGCCTTATTGGTGTTGGTGGGTTTATTTCGTAAGTAGGTACGAAATAGTTTGATAGTCCTACGCTATCAGGCAAGAAAAAAGGGGAGTGAAAACTCCCCTTTTTTTGTTTGTGTGGGGGGTGTTCTCCTAAAATATTGAACCTGTATTGGCTGTATCAATCTTACCGTCGGTCTGAAACTCCTCTAACATACTGAAGTAATAGTTTTTCATCTGATTGATGACCCTCGTGATGTGTTGTGTGTTTGAACCGGTCATCTCACGAATCATTATATATAGTGCTTTCTTGTTGAAGTTTTCTATATTTCTTCTTCTACGAAATAATTCCAAAACAGAATCGGCGACTAATATATCCTTCTGACGTCTGAATATATTCGTGATATTGTTATCCCAATATTCCAACATCTGGTCTACGAACTCCATGTTGAAATCATCGACATCTGATTCATTGGATTCCTTCGTTACATTTCTATTGTAGTCCAATACCGTTATCTGGTCATGAATCTTCATTTTCTTGTAATTGTTATTGTTATGTAATATCAACCAATTCTTACCGACAATAGAAAAGTATGAAAACGCTCTACCTTTATCTGGTTTATATTTTGGCATCTGCATTACCAAGAAAGCAACAACCTCGTGTTTGACCTCTTCTATCGGATAATCAAAATAATAGAATTTAAAAGTATGAATTAGATTTTCAGCTAACTTATTAAAAGCAAATGCTATATGTTCCTTGTAAATTCTATTTTTAATAACTGGATTGTCATGGTTATTATACCTAATGATAGCATTTTGTACTGGTGTTCCAAAATATATTCTACTTTTCTTTTTACGTTTTCTTTTGAATTTTGGTTTAGCTTTGTTTGACTTATTTGTCATCAACATCTTCCCCCCTTAGTACGGTTAGTTTATTTACGGTTTGTTTTATTTGGTTAAAAGTTGCACCCACCTCATCGTCGGCAGCGAAGGCACCACTTTGATCTATAGTTTGTAATTCTTGATTAACTGATTCGATAAGAACTGTAAATTCCTCAACCCAAGTCTCAAGCACCTCGGCTTTTCTCATCAGATTCCATATCACATAAGCTTCTGTCAATACGAATATCAAAAGGATTATTTCAATTATCACGACGCGTCTCCAAATAATTCCTCGAATAAATCCTTAGATTTTTCTGATAGTTGTTCTGATATATCTTCATTGTTGGTTGCTTCTTTTATTTTTTCAACACTTTCTTGAACTCTCTGTTCTTCTTCCAACTCTCCACGTTTCCATTCATCGTATTCAACATGAGTTGCCAACATATCGGCCTGATGTAAAATGTAAGCGATGTTAGACCTTAATTGTCTCTCTGGTATGTAGGATACATAATATGATTTGTTAGCCTCTTCATACATACCATCTGTAAGTCTCAAACCGATGAACTCATTCTGAGTCATCGAGACACCGAAGTGTTGTAGTAACCATAGAGCTCTATCAGTAACGGTCATATACACAATCTCAGGATTATGTTTGAACAGCGAACCTTGATTTTTTCTATGCCAATCCGAGTCTTGTGGTATATAGTAATCATGTTCTAAGTCACCCACCTTACCCAAATCATGATGTAAGGCGGCGAATATAAGTTCCTCATCGGTAAAGTTGATTGTCGCTCCATTCTTCTCCCAAGTGTGTTTAATCTGTTGGGAGTAATCTATGATGTGAAGAATATGTTCGACATATCCACCGACATGAGCATAGTGATAATGTTCCTTTCCACTTGCTGGTGCCATACACATCCTATCCTCGAAGTAATCATACATTTTGTTTAGATTAATCAAACGGTCACCATCGAATGTGTTTTGGATGATATCTCTTAACTTCTTCCAATTGTGTTCTATTTGTTGAACTGTAAGTTCTTTCATTATAACCTCTCCTTTATGGAATTTATTATCGTGGTGTTATCCACAGGTACTATATCTTTATAGATAATTTTTGATTCTAGTTGAATTTGGTATTTCGCACCTACGAAATCATTTTCAATACCCATTCTGTTGATATTACATTCAGGCCATTCATTGAGTATATCAGCTCTCAAAGATAACGCCTCTGTTTCGAAATCTTTATTGTATATTATTGTAACTAACATTTGTCCCTAATTATTATAAATTGTATTTTTCAACCTACTTAACTTACAACATTTTTACTCAAAAGTCAAGCCTTTTTTTGCTATTTTTTCCATGTCCTCACCACCAAGGTTGTAGAATAAAGTCCTACCTTCTAACTTATTATTCTCTAACCACCACCAAGCTTTCTTATCCCAATTTCCATTACATGGAAAAGGTGTCTCGACGTAATCCATTGGGTCGAAAAAGTCTTGTTGAGCTTCAGATATGTAGACATTGTTCTGATGATATACATCCCATTTCTTCAACATTCTAATGATTGATTTCTCACCTGCTGTTGTGATAAGGTAGGCTTTTTTCTTCGGAAAAAAATTATCATAGTCCATAAATCCTTGTAGAATACCGGCACCGGTGACTCCACTTCCAGCGTTCAATACGATGTTATCAAAATCGTATTCCTCTTGTATCTTTCTGACCCTCGTTGAAAAGTAATCTATGTATGATGGATGGTTGAAAGCGTATGGCATCATCTGATAATCCTTGTCATCAGCGACTCTTTTCACATAGGTCTCCACTATGTCCAATAGATTTGGTTTTACCGGTACTAACTCGGCCCCATGACTTTTTATTTTATCTAAAACTTCGATAGGGTAATTTTTACTATTTGGATAAGCAATCTTGATATCCCAACCAAGGTGTTTCCCTATATAGGCCAGTGCCCACCCACTATAGCTCACTCTAACAGATAGATGTATTAATGGTTGTGATTTATCTAAATCTCCACTTTCTAATACTCTTTTTATACCTTCCATTTTAGCCCATGGAGGTAAATCTAAATCACCATTTAACAGGTCATCTCTTTTGACCCAAACATCTTGTTCACCACAACGGTGTTTTTCCAAAGGTGTGTCGAAGTTAAAGGAGAGCATCTAAATGTTTCTCCTCACACTCTATATCCATGATGACATGAAACCTATAATTTTTTGAATTGTTAACAACCCAATGCGGTTTTCTTTTATCCATATAATAATACTCACCAACTTTCAATCTATGCTCTACTTCCTTACCATCCAATCCGACTTGTGTGAATACACAATCATCGTCTACCTGAATCGGAAAGTGTACCCTAAGTGAGTTACCAACCTTGGGGCCGTTCTTCGTTTTATAGTCCCAACTATCGTATCCTATGTCGGTATGTCTTTGTATCAGACCTTTCTTTGGTTCAACCCTAGTGATTACCAACCAAGTGCATTTGTCTATCGTTGTAATTGTCTCAACTATCCTTTTAAGTTTCGGTAAGGAATCTAATATCTTATAATCGGTAGGACTATCTGGTTTTATCGGAACCACCTCAATCGTGTACCAAGTTTTTTCCGGCCCACCGTAGTTACCGTTGATACCATCGTAAGACCAAGGATTCAAAGCGTCTTGATAGTTTTTAATTTCATCCACCAACTCCGAACACTCATCCTCGGTCAATGATTCAAAATCCATCTTCTTAATCGTTATGTCCTCGTGTCGTGAGAAGCCTGGTTGTTCGGTATCACCACAGTAATACATACCACGAACCTCTGAACCAACGGCTGTAATCTTACTAGACAACCATTCACCACCAATATCTTGTACTAGAGCTTTATCTCTATCCAATTCCATGTTCACGTCTGTAAACCATAAATCCTTTACCGTATCAGAAAAAAAATTATTTTTTTCGAATCTTTCGTTTTCGATATTAATTATTAAATCGTCTTTGTAGTCATCATGGTAAGCGAATCTAGTTATCTGTAAATCACCTGGCTGTATCCTACCAACAATATCATCCGCTATATCTTTTATACCACGATTACTTTTACTTTCTTTTATAAAGAACGCCCAAACCAATTTACCATCGACTTTTCTATATCTGTAATTACCTTTGTAATTTTCATCAAATATATTTTTCCAATTTACTTTCTTGAACGGGTCTAGATTTTTTTCTTTTGTAGCAATCGGTTGTGATTCGTGTATCGGTGGTACATCGTATTGTTGAAAGAATTTAGCTTCTTCCTTGTATTGTTCCTTTATAGATTCGTCTATCTCGCTTGTCTTTAAAACCATTGATTTTTTCTCCTACTCAAAATAGGGTTCTCTACATTGTCATCCAAACAGCTTTGAATAATCTCGGATAATTTTTTGTGGTCGTTTTTGTGACCGAGATAATCCCACGACATGTGTTTGGTGTATGTAACCTTATTTGTATTCAGTAACTCATCACGAACATCAGTTCCTAGTGTATCTATAAATATGCTTGATAATTTGTTTTCTTCAATTAATTTTACCAGGTCTTTGTTGTTATGTGTCTTCGCTCTACTGATTGAAACGAAGTTTACATTATTCATGTTTTTGAACAATTCATAATTAAACATATCCTCTGTTGATTGATTCAACGATACACAAGAAACAACATTTTTATATTCGTCATCTATGTGGATTATTTTTGTTTTACTATCAACCACATGATAATCTGTAATCAGCTGTTGTAATCTTTTCGATATACTTCCATTACCGAATATTATTGTTTCACCATCCTTAAGTTTATCCTTAATCCAATGCGAACAACCTTCGATGTTTGGATTTGTACTGACTACACCGACACCATGCTGGGAACACATATCCAAATTGATACTATCCGTACCATGACCACGATATACAACCCACTCTAGATTAGGAAATCTTTCCAGTGTTGTCCTACCGACCTTACTGAACTTGGTCGATAACACCTTGATGTCCTCGGATGGTAGGTTTGGTTTTTCCATCGCACCGAGGATGTAAGCGTTAGGGATGAACTCCTCAACACCATCCAAATCAGATTTATCTTTTATTAGAATATTTTTCATAGTATAAAATTTTTTTTGGTTCTCTATTTTCTTTTGGTAAATATATTTCAGCTTCAAATCCTTCAAGTGGTTCATTTTTTTTGTAAACCGCATAAAAAGTATTTATTATATAATCTGATATATCTTTTTTATCTCGTATAAATTTATTTTGGTAATTAAAAATTATATTATTCAATCTAATACCCACAGGTATAATATGTTCAAGATGTAAGCCTGAAGTGTTTTTACTATTATGTTCTGTAAGTATATTAACATTTGATGATAACCTTGCTTGTTCTGATAACCATACACCTTTTTCTTGGATGAGTATATCATCATATTTACGAAGTGTTTTATTCATTATATCTTTGTCAATGTTTCCGCCTTTACAATATTCAGCGAGTAAAACAAACAAGGTATCATCAAACTTCATACTAATAGTCCGTTAAAGTATCTTTTAAATACTCACGTTGGAAAGCTCTGAAACTAATCAAAGATTGTACTTCCTCACTACTATGTTGTGGTAAGAAAGCAACGAAATGTACTAGTTCACGGACTTCTTTGGAAAACATTTTACGCAGTTCAATCATTCTTCGTGCGTATGTTTTTCTATCGTGTAATAAGTTACCAGCATCTAAAGTATCTGTTGATAAGAAAATATGAATAGGTGTTCTCTCACCTTGTTCATCCATATGTTCTGTTGCCAAAAAGATATCATTAGCATTTCTATCCATACGATTAGAAGGCCAGTACAACGAAACACTTTTCAAGTGTGGCTGTGTAATGTCCAACTTACTGAACTTACTATTACTATTAGAAGAGATTACTAAGTTATTAATCTGCACATCCCCATAAGCGAATTCATCTTCATAATACCTATCAACCCATTCTTGACCATCTGCGAAAGTAGATAACTTTGTAGCAACACCTTTTAAGTCGATAAGTCTACGAACCTTCTTCATCACTTCACGAATCTTTTGGTATCTTGTCCACAAACGTGATCCGTTTCTCTTCATCTTCTTCAACTCTTTCTCAAGATACTTCATCTTCACTTCAGGTGTACCAGGATAATCAACTACCATATTATAAGCGCCTTTGACATAGTCATTCATCCCAGCATTGTTAACTGCTTTTCTATTAGCATTTTCTTCAAGTCCAATTAATGCCAAGATAAAGTTAACTTCTTGTTTTGATAACCCATCTTGTAACTCAATTACAACTGATGGTAAGTTCTTATCAAACTTTGTTTCATCAGCTTCATCAGCGGCATTTAATCTATGAATACATAATCTACCAAAATGTCCTTTTGGTTTTGATAACTTCGAAGTATCATCATTATACGTGCTGTTCTTGAAGATAATGATGGGCTCCTCCTCTTCGAGAAACCCATCGTTTTCAAAAGACTCAACCAGTAAATTCTTTACATTCTGATTGATACCTTTATCACGAGCAAGATTTTTAGTATTACTAAAATCTATGTCGTCAATGTGAACCAACGTTACGTCGTTCACTTTCTTAATATATGTTGGATAATTTTTTTCAAGATTCAATACCCAATTTGGTATTGTAAAACTACCAACATTCCTTGTAACATTCATCTGTTACTCCTATTATTATGTTAGTAGGTTTTATTTAACAACTCACCTAAATTAAAGTTGCCTTGGTGACGGATTCTCGAAGTCTACGTATCCTTGTTTCGCTTCACTCGCCGTTCCCAATTATGTTCTTGATGATGATACCCGATTTAGAGTATCGTATTTTCAACTAAGAACATAATGTTTTAGGATTTAAAATATAATATTATATATAAGTCTAATTTTCTAAAATGTATTTTTTTTTCCTAATCACACATTTACAATAGTCGCTCTAGCTCCTATATGTCCAATATTCTTGGACTTAGGTCTACTCGTACGATTGATAAATAATTTTTCAAAAATATCATCTAAACTTTTTTGTTCTTTCTTGAGATAGTCTGTATGACAGCCAACTTGAAAAGTTTTTTTTGGTCTCCATAGTAATTCGTTTGGTATATCTTTTTCGAAAGCCTTTCTCAAAATAAATTTCATATCCTTACCATCAGCGACCTTGGTATCGAAAACATCTATATTATCTGTGCTTCTGTCATTCCAATTTTCATCACGATATCTTGTTGGTATTCTTAAACCAAAATCTACCACCTCTTTATTTAAAAATGGTGTTCTCAACTCAACCTTACCACCATACATCATAGCTTTATTCGTACGAACCAAGTTACTTTTATGTAAGCCATTTAACAGATTAATTCTTTTCTGATGCCAATATATGGGTTGATTCCAACAGAACCTTTTTACATCACCATATGATGCGAATATTTCATCAGCACCCTCACCACCAAACACAACCTTATAACCTTTATCTCGTATCTCCCATGCTAAGAACAACTGTGCAACAGCTGGAGACACCTGTGTCCATTTATAAGTCTCACTAGCCCATACTGAATCCAGTAACAAATCTTCAATGTCTATTCTATCAACGTTGACCTCATGTAACGTTATATCAAATTGTTTAGCCGCTAACCTAGCGTAATATAAATCATCCTTGTACTTTGACTTTCTAGTTGGATTAACATTGACTACAAATGCCTCAACATCCATACCTAATTCATTTTTTAAAATGTGTGTTATGACTGTACTGTCTATACCACCACTCAAAATTGTACATATTGGAACATCACTAATAGTTTCATTGTCCACAGCTTTTATTAATTTTTCTCTAAAGCCTTCAACATAATATTTCAGCCCTTTATCATCGGATTCAAAGTCTTCAAATTCTTCTTTTGTCCTAGTGTAAAGTGCTGGATAGTTTTTATTTTTTTTATCATAGTTTGAGGGTTTAAAGTCCCACCATCTAATTTCTTCTTTTATGTAACTACCTTCTTCCACGGGACTTGGTGAAAACTTTATCAATGTACCAGGCATAACAGGATGTATAGACTCCTTTATTCTCCACTCTGATATAGGAACGTACTTAGGATTTTTCACGTCTATCTTATAATATGACCCTTCTAAACTATCTACTAGTCCTTTAGCCTCACTAGCAAAACTAAATAATCCATTTTCATAGATGTAATAAAAAGGTAATCTACCTATAAAATCTCTACCTAGATAAGTCGTATCTTCAACTTTATCGTATAATGCGAAACAGAACATACCATCTAGCTTTGGTAATTTTTGTTTTAATTTTTTTATGTTTTTTATTAAGTAATAAAGTAAAAGTTCTGAATCACTTTTTTCGGTTTTAAATTTGTATTCCTTATTCAATTTTTTCCAATATTTTTCAAAAGACGATTTCCATAATTCTCCGTTAAACGATAGATAATACCTACCATCGGAGGAAATCAACGGTTGATTGGCCAACTGAGATGTATCTTGGATAGATAAACGATTATGAGATAAATACATCTCCTTTTTATCGAATGAAAAAATTACATTACCGTCTGTACCACGATGCATCATACTTGTCAAACCCTTTACAACTTGTTCTTGTTTGGGAAACATATTCCCACCTATTATTCCACACATAACTACTCCTTATGAAAAATAAAAATTGGTTCATACTTATAGTACTCACCGTTTAATTTTACAGAATTTTTTATACCACTACTGCTCGGGTCAAGTCCTATCATTCTGGTCATCAACATCTTTAGTTTACCCTTATACTGACCACCAAGGGATTCAACGATATCGATACTATCTTGTTCCAACGGATGATACTTATCGGTTCCTATCTTTATATCAGCGATGTTCCACAGTAGATACCTATCGTTCCTCAGACTTTCGTAAGCGTTGGTCAAAGTCGGTTTCAAAAAGTTATCTCTCCAATCATCATACTGTGGATATGCTTTATAGGATTGTTCCTCGTCCGTACTGTATTGTTCCCTATCAAAGTAAGGTGGTGAAGTAAACACCATATCCAACTTACCTTTGTATTGTTGAAAGTCAGGATGGTTTCCGATATGTTCGGAACCCTCTTGAAAGATATGAAAGGTATTTTGTTCCTCTTCCCAAAACGAATTCGTTTCCAACGCCTTGTTGTTGAAAAAGTCAGCCACGTATTCGTATCTCGTTATACCCAACTCGTCTATGAAGTTATCCGTATTCGGGTCTGTACCGATGTAGTGTATTCTTTTCAACGATGACATAGCTCCGAGTATCCTACCACCCCAACCACTGCTTGGGTCATAGATGTTCAGAGGTTCATCTTGTTCGATATGGTCTGTGTACTTTTCGTATAGGTATCGTGCTGTCAATGGTGGGAAGTTTACCGCCGGTTGTCCTAATCCTAATCTGAATCCTTGTATAGCAGATGGGAATATCTTCTGCCCTAACTTAAATTTTCTCACAAGGTATACAAATTTATCGTCATCGTAATCCGTAATATTCGTAGTGTATTTTGATTCCAACCCCTTAACTTCATCGGCTTTCATCGAGTAATAATTACCTAAGTCGTCCGTTCTCTTTTGCTGTACAACAAACCAATTCTCTGGTAACTCAGAGCCGTTTGGTATACACTTAGAATAGTTATACATACCGTCTCGTTTTATAACCCTTAACATAACCTTGGTAAACTTTTCTCTGTAGTCATCCGTGAACCAATCATAGATAGAACCATTGTTAACTCTTGTCTTCAGCATAGTGGGAAAGAATTGGTTTACCGATGAGGCTTGTTTGTTGTAGTTTTTGATTATGTCATCGTTGATAAGAAATTGTTTTTTTCCTTGATGTAAAGGATACTCTCGTAGCTTACGAAAGTTTCTGATGATATCCTCGGTGTCCAATCCTATGGTAGGCGGAATACCTTTGGTGTCCCATTCGGTCAAAACAAATGTTCTGAGCTCGTCAATCCATTTCAGAGTATCGTCGTGCGACATCCAAAGAACATCTTCGAAAAATATGTTAATGTCTGATTCGAGAAGATTACTTCTCTCGTAATAAAACTTATCTATTTTGTAACTCGCTATTTCTAATAAGTATCAACTAATATTTCATTATTCACTAATAAATCCGTCTTGACAATACTAGCTTTGTCAAACTTGTAAGGTCGTACACCTGGCGACTCTAGAATATCAATTCTGTTTACGAACCTTTTATTCATAGTGTCTCTTACTTGATATACACCATCTTTATGATTTGTACCCTTCAGAAGAATAAAGTCTCCGTAATCTAAAAACCCACCATGTCGTTTCAAAAGGTTTCTACTCACCGCTATAAATCGGTACTCGCTAGCCTTGTGTACCCTAATACGCGTTCCATCCGCGAGAATGTTCGGTGTAGAATCAGTTTGATAACGAACGGGTTCATACATAGTTACGGTCACGTTCATTCCTTCTGTTTCGTACATCAACAACCTTTTCTTGAGGTCAATAATTTGTTGTCTTGCCTCAACCAGTTGTTCGTTTTTGTCTTCTAGGAAGACTGTTGATACCCAACCATTGGCCAGAGTAATCAACGCAATGTATAATGCAACTAATTCCTTATACATCTTCATATCTATAAGTATCTCCTTGTTGTTATAAAAAACATTTTTTTTTGGTGGAGCTGGCGGGAGTCGAACCCGCGTCCAGCATGTCTCATCAAATAAGTCATTCACAGCTTAGTTCAGTTTCAATAAGAAGTAACTGACAAACTACTTACAACTTTGCTCAGAGTTGTCAACTGGTAGTTTCTTTAATCTCTAACTTCCATCCTAACTAAAGAGAGTTCGTCTAACTTTTTTTATGACCGAGTGTTAGACAACTCAGTAACTTAAGCAGCGTATGCGTAAGTTGGTTGGTCATTACCGATTGGTAACTCAACTGAGTAATCATACTCAGCTAAATGCCAATCAATGTCCAACCCTTCTAGCGATTGTTCGCCAAATAGAATTGTGAGTATTTTGTAACGAGACCTACTCAATCTCTGCTGCACTCTATTATCAAACAACACCTGTCGAATTCCAATACAGCCCCATATTCCTACCAATCCTCGGTATTATAATTATCAAATGGATTGTCCAAAGCTTCTCTTATCTTAAGTATCACATCACCGACACCATCCCAACTATCTTCTTCGACCGCTTCTTCTAAGTCGTTCTGTATTTCTTCTAGTAATTCTAAGTATGCTTCACTACTATTCATTTTACCTCCTACTGTAAATAATATCCTCTATGAAAAAAATAATGACAATAAAAGTAAGAATAAACAATGTAACACCAAACATCAAAGTCAGCAGTGGTATCGATAGAATCAAAAAAATCAATCTGGCGAATACCTTAAGGTTGTTCACTTTTTCTTCGGGTAAACTTTTAATTTCTTAATCTCCTTATCATCAAATTTTTCAAAATATTTTGTTTTTAATAATCCTTTATGTGCCTTATCCAACTCTTTTCTTTCAGCAACATTGATTAAAAAGTAAGGAGATTTTTTTCGTGTCTCCTCACCACCTGCGCTCCATTCCTCATACGGTGAAAAACAGAGAGCTTTGTAATCCGTGTGTTTTAGAAAATCTTGTAATGTGTTTTGGTAAGATTTTCTTGTAACGTTTTTCCACTCTAAATTTTCTGAATCCCTACATATAAATAAAGCAGAACTGTATTTTGAATCAAAAAATTCTTCGAACAAATCATTCAACGAAGTATCTGTTGGATTCCAAACCTTTACCATCAACCTATCGTTAATCCTTTCAGGTTTCAAAAACGGACATACCGGCATACCTGAAAAAGCATCATTAGGCTTTTCAAGGTAATCAAAGTATTCCTCGGTCTCCCAAATCATTTGTTCATCGGCTTTATCAAATAATTCTAACTGTCTATAATTCTTATATAATGGATCGAACCAATTACCATATTCGTCCACCCATTTACCCCAACCATTGTTGGTCATCTGAGTTTCTATAGAATTTAAAAAATCACCTGTCAACTTATCTTTTGATTCTAACGTAATAGGTAAAACACTATGTCTAATTTTTTTCAAATTTCTCCTGATATAAATATTCTAATAAAACCTTATCCTTAGGCTTGGTATCAAAGTTGTTCATTTGAAATATCTCCCATGAATCTTTCGCGTACTCACCTATTCCATATAACTCGGATACATCATTGAAACCATTTACCCACATCCAACTAAACTTAATTAATGTCTTTGCCCTTTTTCTATACAGACCCAATGGTCTTAGTATCTCTGATAGTTCATCCTCATTGGCTTCCATCATCTCATACTCTGTCGGATACTTACTGAATAACTCATGTCGAATACCATCTACCTGTTGTCGTTTGGTCAGGTTGAGTAGTATACAACACACCAACATCTTCCAAGGGTCGTCTTGGTATATCTCTTGTAAAAGTGGTCTGGTTATTTCCCTATACAACATTTTTTATATTTCTTTCCACTACCACAAGGACAAGGTTCATTACGTCCTATCTTTGGTTTATCCCTTCTGATAGTAAGTTCCATTGCTCTATCCAATATTCTCATTCCATTCAAATGATCTATCTCGTGTTGCACACATACTGACTCCAATAGATCTAAATCAGTATCACCAGCACCAAAGGTCATATTACTTTCCATATTATCCACCTCAACCTCAACGGTCTTATACCGTTTGGTATGACAACTTTTTTTTGGAAAACTCAGACAACCTTCGTAGTATCTTGTTTCCTCTTCTTTTTTAACGACTTTAGGATTGATAAGAACGATTGGTTCCTTAACATTAACCACGGCAACCGAAGCATCAATTCCCACTTGATTCGCTGCCAACCCAATGCCGTCCCCTCTTTTGTTAAGTATCTGAAATAATTTTCTGGCGATATCATATCCTTCTTCAACGGTAACTCTCCTTAATTTTTTTTGTATTAATGGATTATCTTTTTTAAAACAATTTATAACTTCCAACATGGTATTACCCTTTTGATGTTTCGGTTCGTATGGACACATCAAACAACCGTGTCCACAACAATAACCTCGTTGTATTAGAAACTCTTTTGATAACATTAATCAGCTTTTTCATAGTACCCTAATGTTTGGTCAATATCAACTTCTACAAAATATTCTATAAGAGCCTTACACTTACTACACCAAACCGGTGTAACGGATTTATGTTTCTTGTAATCCCTAAGATGGTTTGAAATGTATTCTTGTACCGACAAGTTATCCTCCGACTTATGTCGATAGAGTAAACCTAACTCTCGACTTTTTTCATTCTGTCCACATTCTGTGCATACACCTTTTTTGGCTTGTTTACTTTTATGCTTCAATACATATGAACCATCTTTCCTACGTTTCAAATCATTAGCCATCTATCTCTCCGTAACGATTATCACTTTCGTGTGGTGTGGTTGAAGTAGGTTTTAACATCGATTTTATCTCTGATACAATTTTGACCAAATCATTCAATGTGTCACGAATCTTTATTAACTCAGGTTTTGTATTGGGTAAGATAGGTCTCATTTCTCACCGACCTTTTCACGATAAAGTTTAGCGTCGTGTTCATCACGAGCGTAAAATTTACTTCCGTCTTTTAGAGTGTACTGTTTGTACCCATCCCAATATGTTTTCTTTTTCTTAGCCATATTTAATCTCCGAACTTATGGTTTAAAAAATCTTTCTGTTTTTTTACTGCCTTCTTCAACGCGGCTTTTTTCTCCGCCTGTCTAGCGATAAGTATCTCTTCTTTTGTCCTTCGTTTAATTTTTTTTCTCTTCACAGGCTTTACCTTAGTAGGTGGTAATGTTCCTTTCAACTTAGGCTGTTCAACACCCTTGTGAAATACGTTACCATCCTTATCGACAAACTCATTCATAAAATGCCAACCAGATGGTCGACCTGTTGGTTTGTACGCGGGTTTACCGGTATCAGGAAACTTCTTATGAAGAAGGCCTGTAAGAGCACTATTACCTATTACCGATACAGCGTCTGTGCTTACATTGCGAACCGGTTCACCAGTTACCTTACAATCCATGTAAGGAACACCATTTATAAAATAACCGCCGTTATCTTCAAATGTTTTTGCCATTACTTACTCCTTTTTTTAATAAAAATGAATTACTCAATTCCGTTATATGTCTACACCTTCGTCTATAAGTATAACCCAAACAAGTACAACTATATTGTCTATGATACTTATCCCAATTTACTGTGTAGCGTTTACCATTAGAACCATCAACTCTCCATTGATTAGGAACCATGATTTCACCATCAAATGTTTTAATAACCTTGTCTAATAATTGTTGGTTGGTCATTTTGAATAGTTGAAAATTCTAGCAAAAAATTCTTTTTTACAAATAAAACCAGTACTGAATCTATTTTTCAAAACTTGGTTATGTAAAACATAATGATAAAAATCATGTGGTACATCAGCTGAATCACAAATAAACTCATAATTTTTTAAGAAATTATTAAGACTATTTCCAAAACCTATGACATTACTCTTCCTATCATAGAAAAAATAATCCCTATTATATTTAAGGTTAGTAGTTTGAGTCCATAACTTCTTACCACCATTAACGGATTTAGATTCAGAAACCCAATGGATAGTTCCACTCTTTTTGTTAACCCAATAACCGTCTAAAATCAAATCTTTACTTAAATTACTCATATATTTCCTTTATCTTACACCTAAAGATACGAAGAAAAACCTATACATGTCAAGCTCTTTTTTCACTTTTTTTAATATTTTTTTTAACCCTCACATAAATACTAGCAGCTGAATCCATTTGTTTTTTGGACAATGTCTTTCTAGACTTGGCTTGTTTTATTAAACTTGACATAAATCTTTTTGTATTTACTCTATAGTCTTCTGTCCAACTTGTATCATCAATTAAATTTTCTACCATTAACAATTTAGGAACAACTTTATCGACCCACTCTTCACGTTTCAATAACTCATCCGGTGAATGTGCCTTGATTATCCTATCTATAGCCGCTTCCATCTTTGGTGTAATCTTTCTACCACTAATCAAAGCAACATACATATCAGATGCAAATTCATCAGAACTACCTGAGTCAACGACTTGACGCTCGATAATCTTTTTGAGTTCAATTATCTGAACGCCATATTCTTCTTTATTTCTTTCTACCGAATCTTGATTCATTATAAATACCTTGGACCTGTCCAACTGAACCAATTAGTTTCTGAAGAGAAGATAGTACCCCTTACATGTTTTGCTGGAGCACTCCAACCAGCA